AATAACATTGACTTCCATATCAGAAGCTCCGTCCCAAGGAAACGCGTCCGAACCCTGCTTGCGAAGATCTGAAGTCTTACCAGCCCAGATATTACGCCGATCATCGTAACTCCTACGGCATAGTTCAAAGTATTGATCAAGCTGCAAAACGCACTGGTCATACGCTCCTCGTAACGCGTCAACATCTGGCTCAACTGCCGCATAGATTAGAGTCTCTTCCTCGTGTTGATCGTCCACCTCACTTTGATTGTTTGCCTCACGTGCGTGAAGTGCCTTCATCTCAAATGCAGTGCGTGATTCTTTTTTAGTTTTCATGGTTTGTAAGTGTAATAGGTTTCCCCGTTTTCTTCTCTGAGTGATACTTTGACAGTCTTACCTTGCAACTGCATGGCCATTTTAGGATGGCACTCAATAGCAATACGGAAACCATTGAGAGACCCGTAAATGAACCGCGGATTGTTAGCACGTCCGATGACATGAACTTCAATCTCAGTGCTTACTGGTGCAGGGTTGGCAATATGCTTTTTGAACATCCACATTGCATGGTCAGACCACATAATTGATGTTCCTTCCTTCTTCCAGTGCTCACCAGCAGTAAGGTATTTATCTCGATATTCTCTAGTATCTGCTGGTGTTGCTCCTAACTTCTGAGACACCTCAGATTGTTTCCATTGCTTAATATCCGCCATTTCCTTGTCGTGTTATTTGTGATTTTTCGAAACTTACGTGATCTAGATCAGCGATTGCAGCGTAACGAAGTACGTCAATAGGATCTTTCCATGCTTCCTTCAGACCTTGTTCTCCAGTGTACTCCGCTAGGGCACGTATGATGTTTTCACAGTCACTGGCAATATAAAAGTGTGGCCTGTTGACAGAATCTAGCGGTTTGCTAGTATCATAGCTCATTTTGCTTATCAACGCCTGTAATCCATCCTCAATCTCAAGGCCAGGTGCCGGATTGCAGATAATTTCCATGTCAGCCAGATCCTGCATGATTGACGATGCACCATCCGATGCCTGATAGCGTGCAGCACCTAAGCGTGGGTCAATTAGTCGATCAAATATCTCTTCATCACCTTCAAAGTCTTGAATTAGTTCAACGTAGTCGCGTATCCCGTAACCCAGACCCTTTGCTCCCTCCCCAGAAACCCACTTTCCATGCTTCCACTCAGCCCAATCTCCAACATCAACGCTAGGCCACTCACGATACACGTAGTATGTACCAGTTTCGTCTACAGCTACCCAGCACATAAACCAGTTCTTAGCACCAGCAGGGTCGATCACCTGATAACGTGTGACGTTTTCTGTGGGAATAGCTGATTTATCAATAACATTAACGATGGTGTTGAATTTTGGGAACTTAGTAGCTTGAGATTTGACGGGCACACCATACGCGCGAATGAGTATTTCTTCCCGTGTACTTCCTGACAAGGTTTCTTTGATTCGATCATATCCACCAAATGGATTGTCCTGAGAATGAAAATAATGTATGCTAGCATTGCGTTTTTTTGATCTTTGAATGTATGGAACTAGCTCACCGTTAAGCAATTCTGCATGTCTTGATTCGACTGTATTAGCGCCATCCAAGAACTCCTTGATAACTTCAGTCCAGCCATCGATAGGCGTGAATGTTACAAGCATCTTGGCAGAACGTGTAGCTAGTCGAAAGCGCAAGGTGTTGATAAGATCCGGCCCTAGAAGATACTCATCCAGCCATACGCCGACATTGTGCCACACAGGATTACGGCTTCCAAGTTCAGCACCTTCCAGGATGGTTGGATTATTCTGATACTGAGAGTAAGTCTTGAAGATGATTTGCGAACCATTTGGTAGAATCAAGGAGCTGTCAGTGAACCCATTCTTTTTACTGTAGGAAATGTACGCACTGGAAGACGTTTGTTTTGTCTTGTATTCGACAGGGAGCCAATCGTACACCGCACTTTGCTGTTGGCGTATTGATACTTCAGAGGTTTGAGCAAAACAAAAGATTTCCGACTTTGGGTTTTCCACTGCAGCTCGAACAATGGAATAAGCTCCGAAGATCGTTTTTCCGCTGCGATTTCCTCCAAGTGCAACAATTTCAGTCACTTCTTTCATGGCTTCTTCAGCCTTCACCCAATGCGGCAACTTGAAACCGTAACGAAATGGGTCTTTCTCAGCATTCTCGATAGCTTCATGGTAAACCTTATGAAGATCGATAAACTCACTAGGAGTCATGCTTGCTACTTCATCGTCAGTAGGAGGCGTGAGGATTTGATGCGGACGCCACTTCATGGAATATCAATGATGGTTCCTGATACGCGCCTAGCGACGTTAGCTTTAGCCTGAGCTATCATAGCCATGGCGTCTTCAATAGAAGCTCCCTTGCGATGCTCAATGACCACTCCGGCCATTCCCGCGAGCTGTGTAGCCTTGTCAGTCATAATCCCAATAGTCAGAGCCAGCCGGTCAGGTGCGATATTCTTGAGTTGCTCTGGATCATCGTAAAGTTGTTCGGCCTTAGCGAATAGCAAATCCGTGTACTCCTCTGCCGCAATCGCGTACTTGCGTGAAAATTCTTTGCGCTTAGACTCGAGTGTATCCTCATGCCTCCATTCGAGCTCCCTGACGGTCTTCCTGTCGATCCCAGTCTCCTTCGCGATAGACATGTAGCTTTTGCCCTGTGCCAGCATCCAGAGGGCCTTAGCGGCTCCCTGTGGGTTCCAGAACTCAACACGTTTTCGGTCACCGTGAATCCTAGCACGCTCCAACACCTCCGCAAACCATTCTTTAGGCTGAGTTTCCGGAGTTAGTTTGTCTGTCATGTGAAATATATGACTACTTATTTTGGCTTTGCAACGATGGTAGTGGAACATTGTTACCGAATTGATCAATAACTGGAGCCTGGGGCATCATGTTACCTTTGATTGCGTAGTAACTATTGGGTCCAAGCCTCATATCCACACTGTCATAATTTATTACTCCAAGGATGTTATCTAGGGAAAACGTGCGATACGTTCCATGCACTTTCTCGATGCCAATAGTAGCGAGTGACGTATTTGCATCACCTTGAGAAGCAGTTAATTTTCCATACGTGGCATTTGCAAGATCCTTGTACTCATTCGCACGATCCCCATACTTCTTTTGAAAATAGGAATCAGTGGTTTGTCCGGCCGCTTGCAGTGTACTGGCTGCATGAGCATCAGTACGCAGCTCGGACTCTGTGTAACCTAGTTTTCTTGCAGTGTTAGTTCTTGCAATACGTTTGATGTTATCATCCCACAGAGCTACATCTAGTCCAGCTATCAAAATACGGCCTGTGGACGTAACTTGAACTCCGATTGGCTTGAAATTATGAAACGTCTCGCCTTTACCATTTTGAATAGTTCTTCCTTGCTCCAATGGAGTATAATGCAAGACAACCGTACCATGGCTTTCTGGATCCATCATCCCCACAAGCTGAGAGAATTGGCCATGCATGAGAGGATGGATTGCACCACTCTTAATGATTGCAACTTGTTGCCCAGCATCAGGAATACCAGTCATTTTCCCGCTTTTTGGATCAAGATTGTTTTCAGGAATACCAATTCCTGATTTTTTCTGCAAATCATTGTAATCCGTAATGGCTTTCTTTCCATTAAGTACACCAGGTCTGGTTGATTGCTCACCCTTTGGTTGCCTCATAGCGAATCCATTTTCACTCTCCATTGGAGGCGCGTTGTTTCCAACATCTGCGTATTTCACATTGTTGCTAGACTTGGTGAATTTAACCTCTTTCGTTTTATTCCTATCCAAACCAGCTGACTCACGATACATCTTACGTACCATTGCTTGCACTCCGGCAGATTGAGTGAATCCTTCATTGAGCAAACCACTTCCCATAACCAACCTGCCAGCGTTGTCGATGGCGCCACCAGTGTTGATATGAAGTTGCTTGGCAATCGGATTATCTTTGAAGTAGGCTGAAAACCTAGCCTTTACGTTTCTTGACAATTGGCTTTCCTTAGCACGTCGAGTAAGCTCACCTGATGAAATATCAGATTTTAATACTTCGGCCGACTTATCGGTGAAGAACTCAACTGCCATGTCTTCTAATCCAAGTGGTGGCTTGTTAATCAACGCTAGTCTTGAATTGTACTCTTTAGAGAATGCTACAAATTCAGGATCGAGCAATCCATTATTTTTATTCAACTCACCACGACGAGTAGGTTCAGGAAGATCAACATCACCAAGCATAGCGGCGATGATCTGCGAACGTATTCCATGAACATTCTGTAAAACATGAGACATTTCATGTCCAGCGATGGCATCAGCAAAGGATCGTGGATTATTGACATTCAGGTTGATATTATTGCCAGCCGCGAAGCTAGGTCCAGATTCAGTGAATGTGAAATTAGTGTTAGGATATGCACCACTATATGATGCAATCATGTCTTTAACAGATGGCTGAACACCTTTGTCATACAAATC